TCCATCTTCTTCATAAGCGAAAATGTGCAAGCGTCGATGGCTTTATTTTTAGTCTGTGCGTGTTCACAAAATGGACATCCATCTTGATTATTGTCAGCATGAAAAGCACAAACCATCTTGCTAGGCATCACTTCCGAACATTGTAGGTAAATACGATATATTCTTAATGCTTCTGAAACTTCTTCTAATTCTGCTTTTCCAAGATTTACTTTCACCGCTTCTTTTATTTGGTTATCCATGTTGCTCACTCCTTTTGGTTCGGCGGTTAAGTTCTTCCGCAGTTAGAGTTCCGGATTATATCTGTGGCGCCCGGCCACGATTGTACGTTTCTCAAATTTTCCGCCCCCGGCTGCTTTTTCGTATATCCACACTACGGATTGCGCTTGTTTTGGTGTTAGCACGTCAGGGCGCCTTAACTGAAGATCATGCACGAATTTGGTTTCCCATTCTGTGAAATGATAGTGTAAATTGCGTGCTTCGTTTATTAATGTTTGTGCTTGTTGAAAATTCATATATCAAAAGGCTTATCCGCCATAATTGAAAGTAATCTTATATACCACAGTACTCCTCCGGCTATTGTTTGTCAACAAAATTCTTTAATATCACGAATAGCGTCGCATAATTTATCAAACGCTTCTAGCTTGCGATAATCTTCGTCTATGCGGGAAGCCTTATCGTCGAGATCTTGGCGAAGATCTTTATACTTCTTTTCAATTTCTCGGGTTAAGCGGACACGATTATTTGTGTCTGCTTCGTCATAACCATTATTAAAACCTCTTTCATACGACGTTGTAGCAAAAGTAAACTTAGGCATTTTCTTTTCTCCTTGTGTTATGGTAAATTATATACAATTGTCGACGTCCGACGCTGTTCCAATTCCTTTTGTCGTCGGGGAATTTGCGCCGTAACCAGATCCGTAATTCCCGGGCGGTGCGTGGCACGTAATAAAAATATTTTGGTGCAATATTAATCTCTTTGGACGCTTGTAGTATCGTCATACTAGATCCCCCAAGTTACAAGCCCGACGTTATTCCCGTTTTGATCTTGAAGGCGGGAAGGCTCTTTTCCGTTGCGTATATCCTCAACTAATTGATCGAGGATAAAAGCAATTTGTCCTCGTACGTCCTCTTGAAAAGCCTCATTTTTGGTTTCAATTATGATCTTGAACATTTTTAACTCCTTTCTTTTTAAGAGAAAAAACGGTTAACCCATTTTTCGTGCCCGTTCTTCGGTACACGCCACCAAAAAGTTTTACCTCCGGGTCTTGATCTGGGTTGATAAACATTTCTCCGGTTGTTTTGTTAACAGAAATTTCATAGACTATGCCTCGGAGCCGGAAATTATAATCCCAAAACTTGCCGTCGTCCGATGTTTGATATGGTTGTTTTTTCATTTCTCCTCCTTTATATTTTTAACATAATAATCTAATATCCATTTTTCGCTGAGATCGTCTTGGGTATTACTGTCCAGCCCTTGCCACCAGTCTAACGCCTTTTTTATATTTTCTTGTTTATCCATTTTACTCCTCCATTTTAGCGGTACCGTTGAGTACCATTTTTTGAATTTCTTTAACCCGTTTGCGCCAGCCTAAACCATCCCGGCAAACACAAGCCGGATCCTTGCACGGCTTCCGGTGTTCCCGGAAGGCTTTTTCTAGCGCCGTTTCCCAGCCTACTTTGAGTACGATCATTTTTACACCTCCTTTAGTTAAACAGTTTTCCATTTTCTAAAAATTGATATTCGTTAGCTTCACAATGTTCTTGAAATTCATCATCATTCATGCGGTACTCAATAACAGAATAGCCAAATTTTTCGAGCTTCTTGCAAATAGACACGTATAAAAGATTAAAGGCGTCCTCCAGCGCCTTATTGGCTTCTGTGTCAATGGTTTTAGAATTGTAATGATAATAATGTCCGGAGTGTTTGACGGTAAATTCTTTTTCTTGCCATTTATAAATGCCTTCAAACATGGCGCCGGATCCTTGAGAATAGCTAAGGTCATAATATATCTTGCCTAATTCAATCACTTCAACACCGGCATCTTGAAGTAGTATTTCCAATTCGCTTTTCATATCATCACTTAAAAAGTCAAAACCCTCAATATCGGTATACCATGTTTCAATTGCCTTGTCTTTGGCTTCCCGGCTTAACTCTTTAAACTCATACACTTTGTATTCTTTGGTTATGGTTTTCATTATTTTATCCTTTCTACTTGAATTGTTATGAGCCCAAGCTTGACGTCAGCCAGCTTTTTAAAGGCTCCGATTGATAGATCTATGCGAGTTTTAGCGAAGCGCTTGCCTATTCTATCGTTTACACGTACCACGATTGATTTTCCTTTGTATGATATCCGGAGAATGGATCCTAGCGGGAACATTCTACAAGCGCAAGTCATGGCGCCATTTTTAAAGACTTCGCCTGAAGCCGTGATTTGTGGCTCATTCTGGCGCCTTGTGCCTTCCCTAACAAGACTCTGTTGACTGTACCAGCTTGCTTGTAATGTTTGCGCTTGCGCCGTGGTCGTCCATAACAGAAACCAGCAAAGACAAGCACAAGCTGTTTTGTTTGTGGTATTCATGGTTATTTTTCCCCATCAAATTCAGGGGCTAGAATACCATTGCCACCCCAGTCTTGATGAAGCTTTTTCCCTAGCATAAATTGGGGCTTAAGCTTCAACGCATATCCTCGAGGATCATAATTGATGAAGAAGCCCATTGACGCCTTTGTGCCTAATATATTAATAACAGCGTGCTCGATCTTTAAAAAGAAGTTGTCTTGTTCTTCTTCTGTTTCTTGTTTAACATCATAACCCGTGAAGCGATTTAATTCCAATAAATCGAGCGTGTTTGTATTGTTTAAACAAGTTGTTGCGTGATGTGCTTTTCTTTCAAGGTGCATAAGCTTTTTACAAAGCGCAACGGGCTCGATCTCGGTTTCGAATATTGCATTTAATTCCTCGCCGTGTTTCTGGATCCGTTCATACATTCTTTGTTTCTTGTTCATCTTTTCTTCTCCGTTCTGTCGCTGTCTTGGGTCGCGTGCTTACCCTTGATTTATAACTGAGTATAACATGTTGATTGATTGATGTCAAGTATTTATTTGATAAATGTTTGTTTACGTTTACACCGTTGCGCTTTTGGTTTGGCTCGTTTGTTTCGTTTAATTCTTGCAAGATATATGGCATTTATCTTTTTTATATGTTAAGAGTTGTCATTGTAGAAAATATAAGTTTAAATATGCTATTATGAGAGATGTATAGGATTTTAAAAGATAACAAGGCTATTTCATCCTATTTATCAATCATATCCTTTAACCAACATCATCATTCAATCATATCAATCAATCATCAATCAACTCATACAACTCAATCAATCATACATTCATACACATATGCACATACACTCATATGAGTGGCTCAGCCCATGCTTAGCCCAGGTTCAACTTGCGATTTTATTTTTGCTTTACCTACCCCCTGGGGTATTGTTTGAGCCATATGGCATCCACGAGGTGTACGGTTTGAGTGAGGGATGCAGGACCCTCTATCCCCAAAAACTTCTCAAAATCCAAAATACTCTAATCAGTCTAATCGACATTATCCACCCCCTCCCATCCACACAAAAAATTCTCTTGACACCCACACATTCATGTGTAATAATAAATCTAACACCGGAATAACCCGGTCAAAATAAAAAACCCAAGGAGGAATATATGGCCAAAGCTGCTAAAGGTATCACAATAAAATGTCATGGAGTCTTTTACTATAAGACCGAACGGGAAAAAGGAACCAAACCATTTTCCATGGACGTGCGTGCTCCGTCGCTGGACTTCTTCAACGAAACCACACAAAAGTACATGGGAACGGATGACAACGGGAACAAAAAATTTGCTACCCGATCATTCATCAATGTGCGCGGGCAACTCAAACGACGCCTTTTACCGATCCTGCTTGGTAAAAAATTTACTGATTTCGCCAGGGTGCGGTATGTCGTCATCGACGAAGTGCTGTCCGAGGACGACACCAATCTCGATCTTCCGGTAACCTTACGCTCGAAACCTCAACTTGCGGCTCTTGTTAAGCAACTCAGGGCCCCTATTGATGCCCAGGATTACTTGGACATCGACGAGCTACGTACGGATATCCTTGAATTTCAACAGGACGCCGATACGTTTATGAAAGACAAGTCACGACGGGATAAGAAACGCTCGGAGGAGAGAAGCTTCATGGATATGAATGACCTTCAGGATCCGTTGCCTCCGACACCGAAGGCCAAGAAAGAAACCGCGCAAGGTATCCAGGACCTCTAATCCATGGATGATTTGATCCGGTATCCCTCAGAAGCCCCGGTGGCGATCGTGAATGGGAAACTTTTACCCGTTGGCGGTAGACAAACGTCGGCCATGCAAGTTCTTGACCAGATCAAGACGGTTGTTTGTTTGATGTACGAAGGCGAGGATCCACGATTGAAGGGCATGACCCTCATGGAAGCCGCTCTGGTGAAGCAAGCTATTATGGCGGCGGATGGGGATGGGGACGCCTTGGAACGATTTCTTAATCGTATTCTCGGTAAACCTTTACAACAAGTTGCTAATCTTAATATGAACGCCTCGCTAAAGGAGTATTTGGATGAGCTTACCAGGTCTGACAGCGGCGCAGCAGACGACGTTGATCCGTTTGACGAATGATCTACCATTCTACGCCAAGAGTTGCCTAAAGATAGTCAACAAGGCGGGGGAGATCATACCGCTGACGCTTAATAAATCCCAGTTGTATATCCATGCCATGCTGGAAAAACAGAGAGCTGACACCGGGATGGTGCGCGCGGTCATACTTAAAGGGCGGCAGCAGGGGTGTACGACGTATATTCAGGGCCGGTATTTTCATAAGACAAATTTTAGGTCTAATCTGAGCGCCTTCGTTTTGGCCCATCAGGCTGAATCGACGCTCAAGATCTTCGGTATGGCCACAAAGTTTAGACAGAATTTATCCGATCACCTCAAGATCCCCTTGACCAAAGACACCGAACGGGCTATGACGATGGATAATGGGTCAAGCTACACGGTAGGTACGGCCGGTTCGGCTCAAATTGGGCGGGGTATGACGGTCCAATTGTTCCATGGGTCCGAGGTGGCCTTTTACGAGAACGCCGATGAGTTATCAACAGGGTTGATGCAAACGGTTGCTGATGTCCCCGGGACGGAAATAATATTTGAATCGACCGCTAATGGGCCGGGTAATTTCTTTTACAACACAGTCATGGGTGCTGTGGCGGGTAAAAATGGGTTCTTATTAATATTTATACCATGGTATTGGCAAGATGAGTACCAAGATGCTATTCCATTATTGGAGAAAGATCTCGACGAGAAAGAGCGAAAGTATTATGAACTCTTTCAAAAGGATGGGTTGACACTCAATCATCTTGCTTGGCGCAGGCGAAAACTCGCCTCGTTTGAAGGCAAGGAGTGGAAACTCTTACAAGAGTATCCTTTCACGGTTGAGGAGGCCTTTATTAAGGCCGAGGGACGATTTTTCGATCTAGCTAAAGTCTATGGGGCGCGGGGGAGAAAGACTACGCCGTTAGTTTCTGATCCGCTCATCATTGGGGTTGACCAAGGGCGCACGGGGGATGATACCGAAATCGCTCGACGACGCGGAAAGGTCATTGCTCCGCTAGAGACTATCCCGGCCGATGAGGGGGACCAGAGAGATATGCGGTTAGCCGGACGATTGGCTAAGATCATTGAGAACGAAAAACCCGATCTTGTTATTATTGATACAACAAATGAACACGGGGCACTTGACAGATTACATGAATTGGGGTATAGTAAGAGATTGGTGAAGGGTGTTCACTTTGGCGAGAAGGCTTTGGACCCAACTCGGCATCGGAACAAGAGGGTTGAAATGCATTTTGATTTTCGTGAATGGCTGGATGATCCCGATGCGGCCCTTCCGGTTGACCAAAAGTTAGTAACAGAAATAGGAGCCATACCGGTGGAAAAAGAAACAAGTAATAACGTTGCCTACCTCGTCAGCAAAGATGATATCAAAAAAGATCTTGGGTGGTCGCCTAATAAATTAGATGCCGTTATTTTAACGTTTGCTTATAAAGTCCGTAAAAAATTTGTGGAAGGCGCTCAACAACTCAAGTCAAGTATCCAGGTCAAACATGGATTTCGTTCTACTCTCGGTTCACTCCGGGATACAAATTTGGGGCGCGCATGATGACGCTCACACAGCTAACAAGCAAACGGGTGACGTATGAGCCCTTAGAAGATTTTGAGTATTTTATTCAGTTAGCTTTGAAGGAGGCTAAATTTGTCCATTCACGCGAGGAGATTGAGGAATTAATTTTGCGGGATGGAATGGAGTTTTGGAAAGTAATCATTGATGGCCAACCCGCTGGTGTTTGCGGATATTTCTTGTCTAATGGGATTTGTGTGTTAGAGGCTTTAAAAGATCCGGCGGCTCACCGGTTGGGTTTTAGTTATTCTGTGGAGGTTGGCCAAACCGTCCTTGCGTATCTTTTTAGTTTTACTACTAAAGTCCGTACGTTTGCCCGCCAGGATGGGAAAGCCGTTCAATTACTTTGTAAAAAATTAGGGTTTCAAGAGATTTGTAGGGTACAAGAATTTGTTATTTATGAGAAAGTGAGGGCTTAGTCATGCCAGTTATACCTTTTGCGGCAACAGTTGGAACGTGGTTAGGGGCTTCCGCAGCAACAGCCGCGGCAGTTGGGGGGACGGCGATCGTAGCGGGAGCGGCGTTAGGTGCTGGGGCGTATGCTTATGGCCAAAGTCAGGGAGCGGCAAAGGCATCTAGCGGCGGGGCTACAACAGTCCTTGAGGCGCAATCAACTGACACGGGCGCAGTTACCGCCGAAAGTGTTGAGACCCAAGCCGCACAACGTAAGTTAGCTCGGTTAAGTAAATATTTTACGTCGCCTTCTGGTGTGTTGGACGACGCTAACCTTGGAACAAGTGGGGTATTTTAATATGCCTACCAATATCGAAGCAGATTTAAAAGAGTTTTCCGCTGTCAAAGCCCGTCGGGCTCCGTGGGAACCGGTATGGGAGTTGATCGCTCGGTATATGTTTCAACGCAAGCAGGGATTCACTGTTACCAATACTCCGGGGGATTTTTATTCTCACTCGGAGGTAGCTATTAACACTGCTGGATGGGCCTTGCAAACAATGGTTTCGTCTTTGGATGGAGCGCTGTGGAAGAATGGCGCTCGTACGTTTAAGATCAAACGTCCTCGGCAAGCCCGGGATACTGCGGAGATTAAAGAATTTTATGCGGAGATTAATGCCCGCGTGACAAGTCAGATGGAGCATGAGAAGGCGGGTTTTGGTACAGCCCGCCTAGAATCTTTTACGGAGAGTTGCGCTTTTGGTACTGATGGGCTTGGTGTGTTTGCGGCCCCTAAAGGATTGGAGCATAAGGTTGAATATCGCGCGATGGCTCTTAAAAGTCTTTATATTGTTGAGGATGCTAAAGGCCGGGTTGTTAAAGAGTTTTATGAGTGTGAGTACACAGCCGATCAACTTGTGACAGAATATGGTGATGTTGCTATGACGGAAGCTGTGAAAGCATTAATTGAAGCGAATAACCACGATACCAAATTAAAAGTCCTTTGGATCGTGCGCCCGCGCAAAAATGTGAATAAGAAAAGCTTGGGCCCAGATCGTTTTTCGTACGAATCCGTTCATATTTTAGAAAGTGAAAAAATTACTTTGCGCGAAGCCGGGTATAGTGGCAACCCAATTGTTTGTAGTCGATTTTATAAAAACGAAGGTGAGGAATATGGACGTTCCGCCGGGTATAATGCGTTGGCCGCGACAATGGAATTGTGCGCCAATGTTGAATTAATTACTAAAGGTTCTGAGTTGACGGCATTTCCCAATTGGTATGTTCTCGACGATGGTACGTTTGGGAATGGGGTTATTGATCGATCCCCGGGTTCCGTTATCCCCATTGATGTTACGAGTTCCCGCATTACGGGGGCCGCTCCGATCGGTCAGATTGGCGCTGTAGGGCAACTTGGTCCGGCGTTTGAATTGACTAAAGCATTGATTGAAGAAATCAACGGACATTTCTTTGTTGACCGATTAACAGATTTGAATAATAAAACTCGCATGACTTTAGGTGAAGCCCAGATCCGTAATGAGTTACGCGCGGATTCGGTGGGTTCTGTGTATAGTCGCCAAATTGAAGAAAAACTAACTCCAACTATTCGTCGAACGCTTGCGGTGCTGGATGAAGCGGGTGAACTCGGTGTTGAACCAGGTACACCAGAATATGAAATGGTTGCTGCTGAAGGGAGGATGCCGTTAGTTATTCCTCCGGAGTTGGCTGAGTTACGACGACAGGGTATTGAGATTTATCAGATTTCTTATGTGTCTCCGGCGGCAAGGGTATTACGTTCAGAGGAGTTACGCGGTGTTATTTCTATGTGGCAATTCGCTACTGGGTTCGGGCAAGTTGCGCCGGAGTTGTTACTTCGGTTGGACAAGAAACGTTCGATGGAAATCGCGAATGAATTATACGGGGCTCCCGATGGGCTCCTTTTATCCGAAGAAGAATTTCAACAAGCTTTACAAAGCTATCAACAATCTCAAGCTATGATGATGCAATTACAAGCAGCTCAAGCGGGAGCTGAAATAGAAACCAAAAAAGCCTCAGCCAACCAACAGAACGCGCAAGCACAGGCAACTCTTGGGGGGATGAATGGCCTAATCAATGGAGGCGGAGCGCCGGATAGCTCAATGATATTATGACAAAATCCCCTGAACAGCTCAAACAAGAAGCGGAAGCGCTTGACGCCGCGAGAGCAAAAAGACAGGCGTATGTTGAATCGGTAAAAGTAGCAATTAATAGCGCGCCAACGGATCCTAATGTTAGGATTGTGTTGACGCATCTTATGAACGCGTGCGGCTTTCGAGAAAGCCCCGCAGTTATGAACGAAAATTTAGAACTCACCAACGCTACTGAATATAACGTTGGCCGGTTGTCCGTGTTCCACGACTTCCGAAAACTAATGTCCGCAGAGACGGAGAACATAATTGAAAGGAGAGCAGAATAATGGGAGACGAAGCACAAGGAGGAGCAGCAAGCGGGGGCGCACCAGCGCCAGTATCAGCTCCGATTACCGCAGAGAGTTTAGGGGCCATTCAGGGGGATAGTTTTCGTGCCCTCTTACCAAATGATTTTAAGGAGAAGGGGTATCTCAAAGATGCCAAGAGTTTTTCGGATGTTTTTAAAAAACTCGACGGTGCTGAAACCCTTTTAGGTCAGCGTCAGTTTCCTGATGATAAGTCTACCCCGGAGCAGTGGCAAGCCTTTCACGGAAAGTTTCGTCCAGCTACGGCGGACAAGTATGAGTTCCCGGAAGTTGAGGGTATTCCTCCGGAATATGTAAAGAAAATGTCTGAGGCTAAAGAGTTACGCGAGATCCTCCATTCTGCCGACCAAAGCCCTTATCAAGCTAAAAAATTGCTTTCTGGGTTTATGAAATCGTTGTACACCGCTGAGCAGAATTACATCAAGACAAAAGATGAGAGTTTTGCTAAGTTATCAACGGAACTCTATGGCGAGCAAAAAGACGCCATTATCGCCAATGGGAAGAAATTTTTAACCGCCCATTTACCGGATAATGTCAAACCATTACTCGAGCAGATGGACGAGAAGCAAATGACCGTTTTGCTTGCGGCAACGGATGGCCTTGCCAAGAAGTTTTCCGGTGAGGACCCCTTCCGTGGTGGCAGTGGGGAAGGCGGAGGAAGCGGAGCGGTATCCGAAACGTCAATTATCGCGGATATGCAAACGTTGATGAAGGACCCGGCTTATGGGGATCCTTTTAAAGATCAAGTTAAGCATGGTCAATTAATGCAAAAAATGGAGGGTTTGAGGGGAAAATTACGTGCTTTGCGTAGCGGCCAAAAATAATTTACTTGACAGCTATACAAAGTCATGCTAAAAATAAAAGGTAAGTTAGTGACATTCTAGTAAGCGTCCGAGCAATCGGGGATCGTTGAAAGAATAGCTAACGCCACCCAAACAAAGACGTCCGGGAAGTTGAGCCGGGGATCGTTGATCGTAGGGCAATCAAATTTCTTATTAACCATTAACTTTAGGAGGCAGTTATGTCATGGGATACAGTACAAATTACTGAGTTCAATGCCGCCCTTGATGTTCAAGAGCAGCAAATGACGTCACGCCTTTTGCCTTACGCAGTTCGCAAGCCTATTAATGGCGACGACTTTGCATATGATGGACTGACAGAAGTCCAAGCGTATCACGCAAACGGTGTCAATCCTGACATCCAACCCGTCGAGGCGCAGTTTACCAGACGTAAAATGTCGAGAGATCGAGTTGTTGTTACCCTTTTGGTTGACAACAAAAATGTTCGTGGTATGTTAACCGATCCTCAAAGCCAACTCGCAATGCTTTGCATTGCTGCGGTTGAGCGCGAGACCGATCGTATCATCTACGATGCCCTTTTTGCAACGGTTCTTACCGGCCGTAATTTTGCCACTTCTGTGTCTTATACCACGGACGGAGTGACAAGCGTGGATGCTACATCCGGCTTTACCTATGAAAAGCTCATGGAAATTCGTGCGAATTTCATTGACGCCGAAGTAGGTAATCAGGGTGAGGTTCCGATCGTCATTGGTATTAGCGGTGACGAGCATACAGATCTTATGAGTGAAGTTGAACTCACAAGCGGCGATTTTACATCGCAATACGCTATTCAGAGTGGCATCATCAAGAAAGCCCTCGGAATGGATCTGATCGCTTTCGGCGCGGGATCAAATATCACTGATCCAATTCTTGAAACGGTTTCTGGCGAGCGCATTTCTTTTGCGTTAGCTCGAAATGGCGTAGCGCTTGGCATATCTTTGGAGAGAAAAGTCGAAGTTAAAGACTACCCGACAAAGATTGAAACAAGTATTATCAACGTTATCAAAGAACTCGGCGCGGTTCGTACAGCTGGCGTTCGTGTTCAAAGATTGCGTTTAACCCCGTAATCTAAAGAGAAAAGGAGTAATACCATGGCTGCATATGATGAATTTGTAACGCAGAACGCATCGTCCAAGTTGGCCGATGTGGATGTCGCCGCTCGTTTTTGCGGGGCCCCTGTGAAGAAAGTTGCTTTTTCTTTTGAGAGAGATGGGGGCAACGGCAGTGGATCTATTTGGCGTATCGCCAGGATCTCGCCGTTCGCAAAAATTTTGAGCTTCAAGTTTGCTTGCGATGCCATGTCTGGCATGACAGACTTGGATGTTGGGTTTTATAAACCCTTGGAAGTCGGCGGAACCGCAATTGACGCTGATTGTATCAAAGATGGTCTCGACCCCCATGCAGGGCAGACCGCTTTGGTCGAGTTGTACGTCAAGGCAACAGGCATTGATGAGGTAGGTATGGAAGCCTGGCAATTAGCCGGAATTTCTGCCGCTAATGCCAAGAAGTACGGCGCTTTTGATGTGGCTTTAACGGGTAACACAGCCGGTGCCACCAGTGGTACCATGGCGGGTGTTCTCGAGTATATCGAGTAACGAAAGAAAGCGAGGGATAGGTTATGAGTTCTCCAATATCACCGGAAGAAATTTGTAACTTATCCCTCGATTTATTACGGCATAACGAACAGATCACGTCGATTGAAACGCCAGAAAGCGATGTTGAAGGATTAGCTTCGCGTTGGTACGATGGAACCCGGCGGGCTTTACTTCGTATGTTTCCTTGGAATTTTGCACGGACCCGTAAAACCCTCGCCCGAAATTCAGTGGCTCCTGAATTTGGCTATGCCGATTCTTATAATCTCCCGGGTGACTATTGCGGAATTGTCTTTTTAGGGGATGATCTCGACGATGTGCTTAATAAAGATTATCTCGTCGAAGGCGGTCAAATTCTAATAGACAATAATGGCAGTGCGTCTCTCCAAATTTGCTACGTCAAAGATATTCAAGATATCACAAAATTTGAGCCAATTTTTCTTATGCTTCTTGTGGGTGAACTCGCGGTTGTTTTTGGAAATGCTATTTCGGGTTTAAATAAAAGTATAAAAGGCATGGAGTTATTTCGTGACCGTTGGGAGGCTAAAGCTCGGGCTAAAAATGGCCACGAAAATCGGCCGCGTATCCGCTACGAAAGCCCAATTCTTAACGCCCGAAAATCAGCACAAAGGGCCACAGGGAGCGACGGCATCCATTTATTTTCTTAAAAGGAAACAATGATTGCTAATTTTATTCAGAATAATTTTGCTTCCGGTGAACTCTCCCCAAACCTTTGGGGTAGAATTGATCGTCCATTCTATAAAAGTGGTTTAGAGATATGTCAAAATTTTATCCCCCTTCTCACCGGAGGGGCTTTTTTCCGTCCAGCAACGTCGTACAGTGTCCATAGCCGCGGTAACGCAGATGTCTTTGGGTTGCCTTTCCGATTTAACATCGACCAAGCCTATTCTCTTGAGTTTACGGATTACAAAATTCGTTTCCATACCCAGGGCGGGGTTATTCTTGAAGCGGATAAAACGATCACCGGGATCACCAAAGCCGATCCCGGAGTTATTACGTCTGCTACCCACGGCTTTGCTACGGGTGATGAGGTCTTTATTGATGATATTGTTGGCATGGAAGAATTAAATGACCAATTTTTTCTCGTTGTTAGGCTCGATGCGAATACTTTTTCTTTAAAAGACATTGATGGAAACGTTATTGATACCTCAGCTTTCACTGCCTATGGTTCGGGCGGGACCGTAGCTCGCGTGTACGAAATAACTTCGCCATATACTGCGGCGGAAGGGAAAAAAGTTAAGTATACTGGCTCCGCGGATTTAATGTACTTAACGCATCCAGCTCTCGAACCGCGGGTGTTAATTCGTTCGGGGAGCGCGAGTTGGAGCATCGCGACGTATACGCGTTATTCATCCACAAAAGTTATCACCGGGATCACCAAAGCTAATCCAGGTGTCGTTACGTCCAATGGCCATGGGTTTGCTGGGGGTGAGCGTATTTACATTTCTCATGTTGAAGGCATGGTTGAGTTAAATGCTCAAGAATATTTAGTGGTTTATATTAATACGAGTACCTTTAGTTTAACAACTCTTGCAGGAGTGGCTATTGACACTTCAGCGTACACGACTTATAGCGCAAATGGCGACATCGCGCTCGTCCGTGGGGTGCCTAAAGTCATTTCCGGGGCTACAAAGGCCAATCCGGGTGTCATAACGGCCACTGCACACGGGTTTGCTACTAATGATAAAGTTTATATTGCGGGCGTTGTAGGGATGACTCAGTTAAATGGCAATTTCTATTGGGTTAAAAAGATTGATGCTAATACTTTTAGTCTTATGACCGAACGAGGGGTCGATATTGATACTTCCGGATTTACCACCTATGATTCAGCGGGTACAGTAACGTATATTAGCGGGCTATTTACCAAGATTGGTGATTTCCCCGGGGCCTGTGGTTTGTACGGCGGACGATTTGCTGTCGGCGGGACCGACAACGATCAGGATGTTTTTTGGCTGTCCATGGGTCCCGATTTTCAAACGGGTTCCTCTCAGTATGATGATTTTTCTATGGGGACTACCGATGTGAAGGCTATGGTTTGGACCCTTTCTTCGCAAAGCCAAACGGTAGATAGGATCCGTTGGTTTAGCGGCACGCCTAATTTTATGATTATTGGGTCAACGGGGGGTGTTTATAAGGCTAACGGGGGTAGCGACGGTGCCACTATTACCCCTTCGGCGATTAGCGTTACCCCGGTGTCTAGTGTCGGTGTAGCAGATATGATGCCTATATTTATTAATAATCAGACATATTATGTAGAACAAGGAGCTTTGACTATCCGAGCGTTTGGGTATTCGCTTATGGAAGATTCGTATAAGTCTTTTGATAAAAATATAGTTTCAGAGGAGATTACAACCGGTGGGATTATCCAGATTGCTTATGCTAAAGGCCGTCCTGAATTAATATATGCCGTCCGAGCGGACGGGGTGCTTTTATCTTGCACGATCCTTGAGCAAGAGGACGTTTCTGGTTGGGCGCGGCATCCTCTTGGTGGCAGCGGTAAAGTTTTGAGCGTTGTTGTGGAGCCGCGAGCAACGGGCTTTGATCGAGTTGGTCTTTGGGTTGAAAGAACAATTGATGGGGTTACTCGAAGGTATAAAGAATATTTAACGGCAGATCCTCAAATGCCCGATTTTTCTGATTATTTTACCGGCGAAGCGAATCAAGAGGATGATCTTTCTGTTTACAGTAAAATTTGTTTTGAGTTGCAAAAGCAATTCACGCGGCTCGATTGCTCGTTAGTTTTGGACACCACGCAGTCAATCGGGTTAACGCTCTCCGCCGTATCTGGAACAGCGGTTACGGCTACGGCGGGGTCGGCACTATTCGCAGCGGCGGACGTGGATAAGTATATTTATGCAAAGTTTATCGATGGTGATGAGACGGGGATTGCTAGGATTATTGCTTTTACTTCGTCCACCGAGGTTACAATCGAGGTTGTGGAAACATTTTCTAGCACCACGGTTGCCGCCGACGGCTGGTATTTAACGGCTTCAACGGTCGGAGGTTTAGGACATTTAGAGGGGGAAACAGTAGGCGTCTTAACAGATGGTGGCGCTCATTCCGATCAAACGGTTGTCGATGGCTCTATTACTCTTGATTATCCCGCCCGTTATGTTATCATAGGATTAAAGTACACCGGCATTATTCGGACATTAGATTTAGAAGTAAATTTGGCGCAAGGGGTATCGCAAGGGCGCCTTCGTAGTATTGAGAAGCTGTTCTTTAAATTTAGAAACACCGCGGGAGGAAAGTATGGGACGACGTTGCGAGGGCTGTATCACGTAGCGGATTTGTATCATCGCCGAGCGGGGGCTAGTTATTACGATCGTCCACCGCTTTTATTTTCCGGGTTAAAACCCGCGCCTATTCGTGATACGTGGGCTAACGAAAAGAAACTTTATTTAATTCAAGATCAGCCCTTTCCTATGACACTTTTAGGAATAGTACCGTCGGAAGATATTGGGGAGGAAGAATAATGGTGAAGCAAGCGGAATTGTCATTCGGAAAAGTATTAGGTGCGGGGGCATCTTTATTTGGGGGGTATTCGTCTTTTATTTCAAATTATGAATCAGCGTCGTTATTTGAGGAACAGGGAGCCTTAACGCGGGATGACTATTTTAGACAGGCGTCTTTAACTCGAGAACAAGGGGATCGTATTCGGGCCAAGCAGACTATGGAGTACGTTGGCGCTGGGGTGGAGCTGGCGGGTACCCCCATGCTCATGCTCAAAGAAACTATGTCAAAAGCTCGGGCTAAAGCACGTTCGCAAGAGATTACAGGGATCAATACAGAACGTTTGTATAATAAAAAAGCGGATATCCAAAAAGAGGAAGGGATGTCGTCGCTCGTTTCTAGTATTCTAACGGGCGCGGCGTTATTACTATAATGGCTAAAGGTAAAATTACTCAATATGAAGTTGATTCTTTTTCAAAGCAAGCGGTAGGCGTGCCGGGCGAGAACCAGTCTGGACAGATTTTAGCTGGCGGTGTCAGTAAATTGGCTGCGGCCCTCCAACAACGTCAAGATGCTTCCGATACTCTCACAGCAATGTCTCAATTTGGCGACTATCAGTTTGAATACCAGACCAAAAAGATCGACCTTCAAAAGCAATTTCAGAATGACCCCGCGCGATATCCAGAAGCCGTTCGAGAAATGGCCTCGAAGTTATCCGATCAGTATTCTAAAGGCGCACCGGGTGGCGTGGCTAAAAAATTTCGTGAATTTACAACTCGTAGTCTAGTTGGGGATACCGATGAATTAGTGAATTGGTCAAATCGACGCGATCAAGAGATCCAAATAGCCAATATCCAGAATGTTAAACAGAACATTGCTTTGAACGCAGCTAACGTAACATCGGCAGCAGGATTGCAAGCTATTATGGGTGATTTTGCCGCTACCCATGAGGTCGCCCAGAAGTTTATTACCCCAGAAGCGGATGCGGAGTTGACTAAAAAATACAAAGCTATGGCTGTTGAAAATGCGATGCACGCCCAGATATATGCACAGCCTATGAGCGTCCGTAGGGATCTCGAGAATGGGGCATATAATGGGATCTTGTCTCCGGAGGAGATTGCGGCTTACACGAGTAAAGCACGTACAGCGCTTTACAACCGTTATGAGGATGAGTATTTCCGTAATATTTTTATGGCGCAGGGGAAACTTTTGGATCTTCAAAAAGGAATGGATGAGGGGTCAGTTAAGATCACCGATTTGATCGTTGAACGTGAAGCAGCGAGAGCTAATGTAGGAAAAACGGATGGAAACGGAAATGCTATGGTTAGCCCGGACTATATTAAAGGGCTTGATAATTTGATTGATGTTACGATGTATGCAAAGATGAAATTTCCTATGGCCGCTGCTGATCGTAAAGAGGTCTTGAAAAATTTTGACACTTCGTGGGATGAGTATTTACAAGAAAAGAAAACCAAGGGCCAACACGCTACGGAAGAAGATGGGCCTAAAGAATTAAGTCTTTATTCTCAGTTATCAACGCTCTATAAAAATGGCGTCATAACTAAAGATGATTTTGACGCCAAAACTAACATAATGCGTACCAAACTTTCGCTAAAGCAAGGCCAATCCGCTCGGGTAAAGTCTTTTTCTGAAGTCGTTGACCAAGCCGGGACGGTGCCGATGCTTTGGTGGAGAAAGCCCGGCGATGATGTTCTTTCAAAAGGCTATCAAATGATTAAAGACCACGTGGAAAAGGAATATTCTAATTTAGATGAGGAAGGCCGTCGAGATTTGAAAGCTCAAATGCTTTCTCAATACCACGATCAAATTTTGAGTACCCCGGAAGGGATTATTAAAGGACAAAAGACGGAGCAAGAGAAGTCTAATTTTGCCCATGGTTTAATATTTGGACGCGCAACGGAGCAAGGCCGTACTTCCGGCGTTTTACACGCTAATGCACAATATAGCGAGAGCGGGCGCACATATCGCCCGGGGGACATCAGTGTTGCAAACGGCGTAAGCAAAAAGTTTCTGGGGATGGAAAATGGGAAACCTAAATGGCACTTTGTAGAGGGGCAGATTATCACCAATACCCGCGGGCAAAAGGCAAAAGTTTTAGCCGATGGGACCTTTGAGGTAATTGAGAATGGCAGATAATATTGTTTCCCCCGATGAATTTTTTGCGGGTACCGGGGCTCCTTCAGGAGCTAAGAAGATTGTTTCCGCCGATGAGTTTTTAGGTGGTCCCGAGCCTGAGCCTACTGTTATCCCTCCTTTAGCGGAAGAACACAAAGCCAGTTTTATCAAAGATTTCAGCGACATTATTGCCGGAGGTATGGCGGATGTCGCTATTCGTTTAGGCGGGGCTACGTTAGGAGCCTTTGGCGCCCTCAATAACGAAATAGGCGCTCTTACCGGCTTAAATGCCTTCAAGAAGTATCGTGAAAATTTTATTGAGCCGGGACGCCGTGCCGCGGCTATGGCTAAAGAAGCCGCTCCTACCGAAAACCTTCTACAATCGCCTATATACGGTTTAATTGATTCTATCGGGAATTTAGCCCCTACCTTGCCGTTTGACGTAATGACAGGGGGTGCGACACGCCTAGCGCTGGTTGGGCGAGTACTTCCCAAAATGGAAGCCGCTTTGGCGGCTATTCCAAATTTTGCTTTAGGTGCTGGCTGGCGGGGTATGGTAGAGGGTATTCAAACTTCAGGCGAAAGCGTTCCAGAGAAGGTTCTTGGCGGCGTAACGGGTGCTGCTGAATCAATGGCTATTAATACGTTGTTTGCTAATGCCGGTACAGGGTTAAAGGGCATTGGTAAAATGGCTTCTTTAGGTTTGGCACAATCTTTTTACAACGGGGCAAAAGAAGGTCGGCTACCTACGGCTGATGAAATGATTGAAAACACGTCTAATGCAGCTATGCTTGGTGTTGCGTTTACCGCGTTACCCCATTTAGCCGAAGCGTCTCAAGTAGCCCAAGAGAAAAATGTGTTGCGGGCGTATGTGAAAAAATATCTAGCGGAAGTTGAGGGGGTTGGGCCGAAGATGAGCGCGGCGGAGTATTTGGCTAAAAAAATTAAAGAATCAACCCCAAAAGGCATGCTACCTGAAGAAGTGCCTATTCCTGAAATACCAAATCTTGCACCTAATTTTAAGGACAATAATGTTTTCTATCGAGGGATGAGCAAAGTAGAATATGACAAAGGTGGTACGGGACAATTTAAGAGCGTTGCACCCGATGAAGCGTTTACTTATGCTAAGGGTAATGCAGCAAGAGGTGGTGAGGGTGTCTTAGTTCAATATGTTGATGGCAAGATTAGTAAGGCTTTTTCTGTAAACAAAGAAGGTGTGGTCGCTCAAATTTTTGGTGAATCAGAAGTTGTTGTCAACAAAGCTCAAATCCTTTCCGAATACGAAGCGGCAAGCCAGAAGGCTCCCGATCTCGAAAAGGTTACTAAGATCTTCACCGATCTTGTCCAAGATGCTCGGATCCGTCCTGAAGTCAGGGTTTCTCTTGCTCAATCTTTTCTTGATAAGTTAGACGCTCGAGGTGATATTGCTCCGATGGAATTTAAGTTAGGACAATGGCAAGACCGTGGCAAATTTGCTATGTATCGCGAAACGATGGAACGTAATATCGAACGCGTAGCGGGTGGGGCGGCAAAAGAAGTCCAGGCAGAGACAACGGAAAAGATAAAAGAAAACGAAACCTATCATCAGCGTTGGGTTACGACGTTAATGAATCAAGTTAATGTTGAAATGACCCAAAAAGGAATCAAGCCTAATACCGAAGCGTCGAAACTTGCTATGCGCTATGGTGAAGGCCGCATGACTGAAGCACAGTTACAGGCGGCTCGGCCAAAGGACTGGCAGAATATCAAGTCTGCGTCTGACTTTTGTCGTCAGGTGTACGGTGATACTCTTACTGCTGTAAATTCCGTTCGTTCTCGTTATGGTTATGAGCCCATTGAAGCCCGTCAAGATTATTTTAGACATTTTCAAGAGATCAATTTAGCAGCTAATCTCTTTGGTTGTTTCTTAGGTGGCGAGAAAGTTCCTACGTCTATCGCTGGCGTTATTAATCGGTCAAAGTATGGCAAACCTTTTTCTGCCACAGAGCTTGAGCGTCGAGGAAATGAATTTAAAGAAGATGCGGTACTTGCGCTTCAGAATTATGCAAAGTCTATCGGTCCTCAGTTATTCCACTTAGATAGCGTTCAGCGGATCCGGACTTTGGAAGGCTATATCCGTAATCAGGCCGCCATAAGTGAAGCCGCTATTGCAGATGGCCAACCCGTTGCAAAAATAGATTTGAGTAATTTTGTTGAGAAGCTTACCCAATACGGAAACCTTCTTGCCGGGCAACCCTCAACTTTGTCCGCCCCTATTCATCAAAATTTTGATCGTCCTTTTATCGCGGGTGTCCGGGCGTTACAGAAAAATGCCACGGCGAATATGATCGCGTACAACTTATCCGCTATGTTTATGAACGCCTTGCCTATTGCTCAACAAGTGGCCACAACGAATCCGCGCATGGTTGTTAAGGGGCTGGTCAATTCAGCATTGCATCTTAATCGTGATACGCCTTTTGAAATCCAGGGTACTCGAAGCGAGTTTTATGACCGACGTTACCCTAAGAATTTTTTACCTAAAGACGTTTGGGAACAAGTGGTTCAAAAAGGGTATGTGCTCCCTAATTTGGTTGATCGTCTTATGGTCCAAGCGCTTATCTCAGGAAAGTATTTTGAAGGCATCGACCAAGGTTTGAAGCCCGCAGAAGCAATGAAGGCCGCGGATAATTATGCTAGTCGAACGGTTCAAGATCGTTCAACGGGGCAAGTTCCGTTAATGATGGCCGAGCCGGACCTTCGCCTTCTTACAGCATTTCAAGTTGAAATCAATAACCTTTGGTCTTGGATGGGTCACGATATCCCTAAAGAATCGCAAGGCAAGTTAGGCGGGATTGTAGGGCGTATGGCGGTCTTTGCTATTGCTTCGACAATGGTAAACAACGTGTACGAAAAGATGCTTGGTCGTCGTCCTCAATTGGATTTTCTTTATATGGCGGCTACGTTATTTGGGGCAACGAAGTCCGGGCGCGATCGTACGTTGATTGATCGTGTCTCGGTTGCGGGCAAAGATCTTTTAGGAAATGTGCCCTTTGGGAACCTTTTTGTTCATGGCGGTCGGTTTCCTATCGCCGCGGCTATTCCTGATTGGAACGCCATAGCAGAGGATCCGGAGCATAAGCTTATATCCGAAATGTCTAAACCTTTGTTTTACGGGCTACTTCCAGCCGGCGGGGGTCAACTTCGTAAGACCTTGGAAGGCGTAGCTTCCTACGCTCAAGGTTTCGTTGCGTTGCCTTCAGGGGAGCCTAGGTTTGAGATACAACAGGATTTTCCTAACTTTGTTAGAGCGTTTTTGTTTGGCAAAAACTCGTTCCCGGAGGCGGTTGATTATTGGAGCACGCCGCCGAATGAGCGTTAATTGACTTTTTGGCTTAATCTGGTATATTAAACATAGGAGGTAATAAAATGAAAAAGTTTTGGTGGTTAGTGGTTTTGGGGGTGTTGCTTTTTGCAGCGCCGAGTTTTGCAACTGTCGCGTCTACATATACGCCTGTTCAAGTGGCGGCAAGCGGCACGGAAGATGAGTTTGATTTTACTTTCAAAGTCTTTAATGCTTCTGAATTAGAGGTAGCTTTGGTTGACCAAACGACGTTAGTGGCCACCGCGCAAACGCTTGGGTCAGATTATACCGTGGCTTTGAATACGTCTACTCCCGGCGGTACCGTTACCTTTTTGAGCGCTCCGGCCGATACTAATGATGTTTCAATACGCCGAGCTATGCCGGTAACCCAAACAGCGGACATTCCCGCGGGTGGTTTATTCCGAGAAGTTCAAATTGAAAATGCCTTAGACAAAACGGTTATGATCCTGCAAGACCATGATGAACAATTAGATCGTGCGGTATTGCAAAGCCCTTATGTAACGGCGGTAAGCGTCGTTTTTCCCGAACCCGTAGCCGATAATGTTATAGGGTGGGATGCAGCAGGAACACAGTTAGAAAACAAAGTAGGACTTGATACGGCGGTCGATGCGGCTGAGACAGCTCAAGGGTTAGCGGAAGCGGCCCGGGATGCTTCAGTCACGGCCCAAGGTTTATCAGAAGATGCACGGGACGCTTCAATAGTCGCTCAAGGGTTAGCGGAAGCGGTGTTGACCGATGCTGGGTTTATTGCTGTCGCTGCTGATTTGGCAGGGGCTAACACAATCGGAGCCGTCGCTGCTGTCGCTGCTGATGTCACGTCCGTCGCTGCCGTCGCTGCTGATGTCGCGACCGTCGCTGGCGTCGCAACCGATGTAACAACCGTCGCGGCTGTCGATACGGAGGTAACAACTGTTTCTGGTATAGCCGCTGATGTCACAGCCGTCGCCGCTGTTGATACTGCTGTGACCGCGGTTTCCACAATCGCGGCGAATGTTACTTCTGTCGCTGCAATTGACACCGACGTAACTACTTGTGCCACAAATATCGCGGATATCCAAGCAGCGCCACAGGCGGCTATCGATGCTGCGGCTGCCGCGGCGAGTATCCCTACTTTTACTCGAGCGACTTTCGACAATGATGATCTTACAGCGGGAGTGCTGACAATAACACACAACTTAGGGCTATCCGCGCCATATGCAACAAACATATTTATCTTTGATAATACGGGGAATCTTATTATTCCGGATGAAATTACAGGGGCCGCTGACTCCGTTGCGGTAGATCTCACAAGTTATGGCGCTATCTCCGGTACCTGGGGATATGCGTATTTAGCCGGCTAAAGGAGCGATAAATGAAATTACTTAAAAAATTATTTTTAGTCTTTTTACTTCTAGCGTTGTGCATCGTTCCAGTAGAAGCAACGAAGTTTGGGGTTGTTTCTCCAGTATCAACAGGCATCGTCAAATACCCGACTTGGGAAAAACTTCACGAGTACACCTACACCGCTGTCGACACAGACACTAAACTCCTTCTCCACTTCACAGGCAAAGACGGAGCAGTCGCTACCAACGACTCTGCTACAGGCAAGGCA